TTATTTGCCGCACCTGCGTCTTTAGGTATATTGTACCCAGAATCAACCAAAATTTTATTTGTAAGGCCCACAGCATCAGGACTAATTGGATCAACGAGTGTAAGAGTTACTTCGCTCCAATTAACACGACCGGGATAATAAAATTTATTATCAAAGAAGTGATGTTCAACCTCTGATACGTCATATGACGGGGTGGTGACTGTCTTAGCCCACCATAAGATGTTTTGTCCACCGAATGCGTCCAAAGTTACTTTAAATCTAAAATTTCTCTTTGGTTCAGCAGAGGCGTTTGTCCAAAATTGTGCCATGTAATGTTACTCCTATTTTTAATTAAATAGTGATTGAATCAAAATTCAATACCACTCTTCGTTACAATAAAGTCGATTGCAATAAATTCAATCGCTCTCGCGGGCTTAACAAATATCTTTGCGTACAAGATATTCTGATCAACCAAGTCTGGGGTTGTAGTGGTCTCGTCAAGGACAAGCTTGTATTCTACAATACCAAATCTTTGTTGAACATCTCTCAGAACCAAATCTGCCGCAGCATCAAATCGGCTCCAAGTTGCTTGAATATTTTGATCAAACAAAATAGTATCAGCAATTCTTCCAATCCTCTTCTTAAGATAGATCAACAATCTTCTGACGTTAATGCGGTCAAGAGCGGATTTATCTTGTTGGAGGGTTTTTTGTCCAAAGATTACAATCTCACCAACAGCGGGGAATCTTGCAATCGGATTAATATTTCGTTCATAAAGAACATCTCGATTATCTTTGGTCAGGTGTTTCCAAGTTCCAACAACTCGCGGACCTGCGTCACCACCGAGGACTTTAATTCCACCTCGATTGAATCCAGCAGGTGCAAACCAAGGACCATCACTATTGGCTTCAGAAGAAGCAATTGCGCCGATACCTGCGACAGATGCCGGGGCGACAAAAACATCACCTGTTCCGCCAAGTGTGTCTCTCATGCGAACCCTTGGGTAGTAGGTTGCGGCATAACTGTTGTTGTAATCTCGCGATTCAGCATTGCTCCTAACAGACGCAACAGAACCACCAGTTTTAGAGCCATTGTTTTCAAAAGACTCTTTGTATCCATCATCAAGGTCGATAATGGCCAATGCATCACCACGATCCGATGCAGCATCGATAATCTTATTTGTCAAAGCTTCATTGATCAAGCCGGGAGCGGAAATGAGATCATAATTAACGATTTCTTTATCAGAAATGGTATCAATTGCTTTACTTATTGAGTAATAAGCATAGTGAGAAGACTCATCTTTGCCAGTTAGAACATTATTGTGTGAAAATGGCTCTACCGCTTCGATATCGAGTCCGTCAAAGCCTCCGAAAAGAGGTACGCTAAACTTTTTAATACCGTCATCAAGAATTTGCTCACTTCCTGACAGAGCAGTCTCAGACAAGCCAGACAAATGAGAGCCAGACTGCCAATAGTAGAGACCAGTTGAACGGTTAATTCTAATTTCGTCAAGAGAGAAGACAAATTGCCTTTCTGAGCTTAGTCCCGGATCATCAATATCGAGACCACCACCAAGAGCACGAAGAAGATCAATATAATCTCTTTGATCATATATTCTAGTATCTTTAGTGTCTGCAAATTTATGGCGAAGACCGAAGAAATCAGTTTTCTTATAGTTTGCAGATGATCGTGCAGTATTTTCCTCAGTCAATTTAAGACTTGGCCAGTGGAATGAAGCAGTCATACCGAAACCAGCACTGTTTCCGCCCAATTCATCAGATGCTGAGATCATATTGCTTGTTGGACCCATCCATTCAGCACCAATGATGCCAGAATTTCCTTTCAACCATGAGTGTCCAAAGATTTCTGATGAACCTGATGAGAGAACTCCCATGTTGTAGACTCGTCCGTCATTGGGTGAGCCTCGACTTAGACCACCTAAAGAACTAATATAGGTAAAGCTTTTTGGCTTACATGGTCCAAAGAAACCCCAAGGCAGTGCATAAGTATCACTCAAGCCTGCTTTCCAATTATCATCCATTTCAATTCTAATATAGTCAGAGACATTTGCATAGTCTCCATATGTATCGTATCTAAGATGTGTTGCGTTCCAAGTTTGGTACATATCACCAATTCTTTTTGCAACAAAATTTTCTGATGATTCATCAAGATTTAAGCGTGTATATTCCTCAACAACATCACCACCCAAATTTCTAATCCTAAGTGTAAATGTAGAATTGGGGTTCTTAGGTGTACCAAGTTTTAAATCTTCAAAAGTGATGTAAAAATTATTCATCATCCATGACCCTTCATGCAAAGAGACAATTCGGAAAAGCTTTTCTGCTGATGAGTCGCCATGGAATGAGGCATAATCTGTCTTTGGAGATGGGTTTCTGTTGATGATCCAACCAGACTTTGCTGCGGTTGCAGCTTTTTGGTGATTTGCCCAGTGAGTTGAGCCAGATACGATTGGTATCAACATACCATATTGTTGTCCAGCAGTACCAGAAACATCATTTACCATTCTCTTAACACTTTCTTCAAAAGTTTCACCAACAAAGTACTTCTTGGTTTGTCCTGATCCATAATTTGTTGAATCAAGTTTTTGAGGATTAGCATTCAATACATTTCTAATGTATCCATCTTTTGCAGTTGGGGTAAAGTGAAATGTCTTTGTTTCATCAATAGTTCCATTTGCGGAATGGACATCAATTTTAAACGCCGAGGGTTGTCCAGAAGTCGAAACCGATTTAATGAATTGGCCAACTGATGAAGTAGTATCAGAAGAGCCAGCGATTGTACCATTAAGCGTCAATGCTCCGCCCTTAGAATAAAGGATGGCTCCAAGTGATGCTGAAATACCAGCAACGTTTGAACCAGAAGGCATAACCCACAATCCATAAGCAGTTGTGACTGAGCCAGCAGCAGCATTCAAGCTACCACCTCCAAGATTCCAACCAGCTTTTGTGTATGAACCACCTTGATTATCACTATCTTCACCCAAAAGGCGAACAAACGTAACAGGAGAGATACCTGCTGCTAGCCAAGCTTGTGCAGCGTACATTCCATATGTTGGACCTTGAAAGTTACCATCTCGATAAACATCGCTATTAATAGTTCCTTTACCACTAATAGGTTTTCCAAAAATGGAAGTAAAATCCTCAAGAGTCGTAACTCTTATTGGCTTCATGGCCGGGCCGGATGTTGCTCTACCAATAATCAAGATCCCATCGTCTTGAACGGGGGTCTCAATTTGGCTTTGGTCAATTTCACGAAGAACGACACCGGGCGAAATAAAATCAAATCTTTTCGGCATTAAAAAAATCTCCTATAATTCTTTTCTCACAATAAATAGTATTATTCAGCCTTAATGACCTCTAATCTCTGTAATCCTTATCTTTGGTTTTCCAAGGAACTTCATCACCAACAATAACCCTCTCTCTTGTTAATCTAAGTTTAACTCTATTTTCTCTAATAGTGACCTTGGGCCTTTCATTGTTTATCCCATCTCCAACTAAATATCCCAAAACTTTTACTTGGATTTTAGTCTCAAACATTCTTTCTTCTTCAGCTAGGTTTTCAAGATTTTTTGTTTCGGCCATTGCATCTTCAACAAAAAGTTCGTACTTATGATTGTTTCTCTCTATCATAAGGCTACGATCACCCGATTTTCTAACAAAAGGGGTCAGCAAATCATTCATTTGTTGTTGATATTCTGTTCTTAAAACAATGTTATACACCATGGTAACATACTCAGGGCTTGGAATTGTTATCTCTTGATAAACTGTACCACCAGTTGAGCCTCTTCCTGTTTCGTCGCCACCCTTCAAGGATCTCTTTTTATTGGCATTTTTAAAATTTCTTGTTTTTTCTTGTTGTATTCTTTTATGGATTGTTATTGCGCCACCCTTATAATCATTCTTTTCGGGCAAAAAACCTTGAAAAGTCCCAAGAAACGACCTGTCTCTTGTTATTGATTCTCTGTGAATGGCCATCAGGGGTAAAATTAGCTTTCCAGCGTCATCTCTCAATCTTTGATCGTTTTTGATTTGAAAGGCTCTCTCGGCCCCCAACCAAAGTACTGGTACTTTTTTCAAGCCAGCATTGGTATTGGTGATTAAATTTTGATTATCCACCCATTCATACACCGCAGTGTCGATGTTTTCTATGGTAGAAGGATCAAATAATATTTCTTTACTAATTGGCATCGAATAAGCCCTCTCGCGCTCTAATACAGTCGGCCTGTATTTCAAACCTATGTTCTGGTTGTCCAAAAAGTAACTTTGGCTCGTTCAGCTTTACTATCTCATAATAGATATCGCCATACTTCACAAAATCCCCTTCTCTAACATATAAATCTTGGTCCTCGGTAAGTCTTCTTTTGTGGAACTTAACGCTAATTTTTGTTGCTTTATCGAGTGCTACATTGCTCATGTGTGTGGTTTCAACACCTTGATACTCCACAAGGGCATAAACCCTGAGTGGAGGCAAAAATGTCTTTTCTATTGCCTCACCATAAAGAGGGTGAAAGTTTGTGTGAGGAATATCGATTGCAAAATACAAAACTTGTTGCCCAACGACTCTTTCAATTATTTCATCGTTAACTTGTTTGACAAGATCCCTTTCTTTCTCACCAAAGAACATCGGGGGAGGAGGTTGATCAGGTTTTTTCCATTTATCATCGGCCATTTTATTTTATTACCCCACAAATATTTTCATTGGAACTCTTTCGACAACTTTTGCAGTATTTTCAGCCATGGCAGCATCTTCCTCCACCAATTTACTGTAAGTCATCTCATCCAGTACCGTTTTTAGCTCCTCTCTTAACTTTTCTTGCTCTTCTTTTGCTTGAGAAAGCAAATCTGATGCATTTAAAGATATATTATCGCCCGGTATTGGCACATTGCCACCAAACTTGCCTCTAATTTGACCCAATGTCTCCTTAGAGAGGGCTAAAGCGAACCTTCTTATCCATTGTTTACCAATTGAGTTGATATTTTCATATGGAATGTTTTCAAAGGGCAGGGTGTTCATATTATTAATGCCCAATTGTCGGTCTCCACCTCGATCATCCCATGGATCTGAGTCTATTGTGAACCTCACCCAAAAACGATCAGGAGAAACGCCGCTTGGAATTGGATAAAGTCTTAACTTATTGTCAACAATCTCATAAGAATAGTGAGAAGTCCTTGTATAAAGGTGATCTTCATATTGGATCGCTTGAAGTTTATTTTGCCAAGGTGGGATAACTTGAAATGAAGAATCATCAGCATATTGTCCATAATTGTGCATATCGCCAACAACATTCAACCCACCATAGTAACCATAAAATCTCCACATCTGCGTTGGAGAGACATAATAAACTTGCTTGATAAAGACTCTGTTGCTTCCGACTTTTCCGAAAAAGGGAGAAGATGGATCTTGTGAGGAAGTAAGAGAAATTAAGCTTTGTAAATCGTAATCTTGTTGATCATCAATAGTTCCAAACGAAGCTGAGTATACTGGTGTGTTTCCTCCAACAACCGCTTCAGTTGAATAAGCATCAGTTACGCGGAAAGCGGATTTAAACGTGAATTCTGGGTACTTTAATTCTATATTACCCGATACATCAGTGCGA